CTTCGCCCAGCTCGAGGTCGACGGATGAGCGTCGAGGAAAAGCAGACGAGCCCGCGCTGGTCGGGGCTCATCACCAACCTGCGCGAGGCGGTTGCGGCGCTGGAGGCGGAGAACGCTCGGCTCCGGCGGGAAGTCGCCGAGCTGCGCGCCGAGCTCGGGGCGATGCAGCTGGCCATCGAGAAGGTCACCGAAGGGATCACGGAGAAAGGAGGTGCCCCATGTTCGACATCGAGGTGAGCGCCGGCATCAAGGCGATCCGGGTCAAGGCGAAGGAGAAGAACGGCGTCGTCGCACGCATCTGCACGATGATCATCGACCGCGAGTTTGACGACGAGATCGCGACCGCGCTCGGCGCCGACGCGCGCCAGGCCCTCCAGTCCCTGCGCGGCGGCGGGCTGTCCTCGTGCGTCCTGCCGACCGAGGCCCTGGAGGTGAATGCCCGACTCGTCTCTGATCACGACCAGGTCGATATCCCTGCGCTGAAGGGCGTCCAGGCGCGTGGCGACGCAGGGGCGGAGGACATGCCCCCGTCCATCTGCCTCGAGTTCGAGTTCCCGTTCTCGGAGCCGGCCTGGGTCTTCCTGGGGAAGCACTGCGGCGCCGTGGCGCGGGTGACGTTCCGGTCGCGCCAGCTCACGCTCGTCGGCACACAGAGGCGTGGCCACGCCTGATGGCCGAAGCGGACCTCGAGCTACCGGACCGACCCAGGACCCGCGCGGACTGCATCGACGGCCCGCGGCCATGCCCCTGGTACGGCTGCCGCTACCACCTGGGGATCAAGATCCGCTCGAGCGCCGAGCTGTTCCACGAGCGGGCAGCCCGAGCGAGGGAGCTCAGCGCGCGGTGCCGCCTGCCGCTGGTCGCGTCCATCCTGGTCACCGAGTTCGACGTCTCCCCACGGCAGGCCCGGCGCTACATCGCCGGCACGCTCGGCGAGGCCGAGGGACCGGACGAGGTGCAGGTGCTGATCGACCCGGACGACGACTGCGAGGGGCGGGACACCTGCGCCCTCGACTTCGTCGACCGGAATCCACAGGGGGGCACGGTGCGCCAGGTGGCCGCGGTGCTCGGGATCGACGTGAAGGACGCGTTCGAGGAGATCCGGGCGGCGGTGGAGCGGGCAGGGGAGGCGCTGGGGGCCAGGGCGCCAACGAAGAGGAAGGACCCAGGCAAGGATGCCTGAGAACAGGAACGAACACGTGGGGAAGCCGAAGCAGAGCGTGCCGCGGGAGAAGAACGGCCGGTTCGTGAAGGGCGGGCCGTCGCCCAACCCAGGCGGGCGGCCGCGCGGAGTGCGCGAGGTCGCAGAGATGATCTTCGCCGAGACGAGCGACCTGCGCGACGTCGTGAAGTTCCTGGTGAAGACGTACAAGAACGGCAAAGCCGACTTGAAGGACCGCCTCGACGCAGCGAAGGAGCTGCTCAACCGCGCGTTGGGCCGGCCGCCCCAGACCATCGAGTTGTCGGGCGGCGTGCAGGTGAAGACCGACCTCTCGAGGGCGACGGAGGCGGAGCTCGACGCCCTCATGGCTGCGGCCGAGATCCGTGAACGACTTGGTGGCCCTGCTCAATAGCCTCCCGTCGATCCCGGAGATCCGGGCGGAGAAGGCGCGCCGGTCGCTGGCGGAGTTCTTCCGGCAGTCGTGGCACGTCCTCGAGCCCTCGACGCCGCTCCTATGGAACTGGCACATGGAGGCGATCTGCCTGCACGTCCAGGTCGCGCTCACCGACTGGGAGGAGAAGCAGAAGGACCCGTCGTACGTCCAGCGGATCAAGGACCTGCTCATCAACGTGCCGCCCGGGTCGGCGAAGAGCCGCATCGTCTCCGTCTGCGCGCCGGCGTGGATGTGGCTGCGGTGCCCAACGTGGCGCGTGATTTGCCTGTCGGGGAACCCTCGCGTGGCGACGAGGGACAGCCTCTACTGCCGGACGCTCATCGAGAGCGACTGGTACCAGGGGAGCTTCGCGCCGCCGTGGCAGCTCGCCGCCGACCAGGACACGAAGACGCTCTACAAGAACACCGCCGGGGGCTTCCGCCAGGCGAGCACCATGACCTCGAAGATCGCCGGTGACCGCGCGGACGCTCTGCTCGTGGACGACCCCAACGACGCCGAGGAGGTCAACAGCGAGGCACACCGCCACGAGGTGAACGACCGCTGGGACACGGCGATCGCGAACCGGGTGAACGACCCGCGCTCGTCGGTGCGCATCGGCATCATGCAGCGGCTCCACGAGGAGGACTGGACAGGGCACGTCCTGGAGAACGGGACGTGGACGCATCTCGTGATCCCCCAGGAGTACGACCCCGAGCTCGCCACCGACGTCGCGCACTCGCCGATCGGTTGGTGCGACCCACGCAAGGAGCCCGGCGAGCTCCTCCATCCCGAGCGCTTCCCGCGAGAGGTCCTCGACGAGGAGAAGCGCCGACTCGGCTCGTACGGCTACGCCGGGCAGCACCAGCAGCGCCCCGCCCCCAAGGGCGGCGGGATGTTCAAGGACACCTGGTGGCGCTTCTGGAAGCCGGACGGCGTTGGCGTCGAGGGGCAGCGCCCGAAGGGGTGCCGGGCAGAGGCCGCCCGTCCGCTGCCCGAGAAGCTCGACGTGATCATCCTCTCGGTCGACGCCAACTTCGGCGGTGGCGAGCTCACGCAGGGGAAGAAGCGCTCGTTCATGGTGATCCAGGTGTGGGCCGCGAAGGGCGCGGACCGCTACCTCCTCGACCAGCGACGCGCCCAGTGGGAGTACAAGGACGGGAAGGAGAGCTTCCGGCAGATGTGCGCCGCGTGGCCGCGCGCCGCGCGGAAGGTGATCGAAGCGAAGGCCAACGGGCCGGCGATCATCTCGGACCTCCAGTCGTCGGTTCCGGGGCTCGTGCCGCTCAACCCCGAGGGCGGCAAGGAGGTGCGCGCCGCGCGCATGCAGCCCGAGGTCGAGGCGGGCAACGTGTTCCTCCCCGACGGCGCTGGGTGGCTCGAGGACTTCGTCGGCGAGTTCAGGACCTTCCCGAACGGAGCGAACGACGACCAGGTGGACGCCGCGAGCCAGGCCCTCCTCGATCTGATGAACCGCTCCTCGTGGATCTTCGAGGCGCAGGCGCACTAGGAGACGACCCATGTGGCCCTTCAAGAAGAAGCAGCCGAAGACCGACGCCACGCCGAAGGGCGACGGGATGATGAACGTCATCACCGGCATGGGCGTCTCCGGCTACGACAAGCGCATGGGGGCGGAGTACGCCACCTGCGTCGTCCCCGACCTGGTCGCGCGCGAGATCTGGCGTGCGTCGGACATCGCCGCGCGGGTGATCGAGTCGATGCCAGACGAGGCGCTCCGTCCAGGGTTCGAGGTGCAGATCCAGGACGACGAGGACGGCGAGCAGGGGCGCGAGGTCGACGCGAAGCTCGAGGAGCTGGGCCTGGCCGACAAGGTCCGCACCGCCTGGCACTACCAGCGCGCCTACGGCGGCGCCGCGATCTTCCCGGTGATGAACGACGGCCAGGACCTCGCCGCGCCGCTGAACGAAGAGCGCATCCCCGAGGTGCGGCAGCTCCACGTGTTCGAGCCGGCCGAGCTCACGCCGGCGAGCCACTACACCGACCCGCGCGAGGAGAAGTTCGGGGAAACGAAACTCTGGCGCCTGCAGCCCATCGCCGGCGGCGCCGGGGCTCAGCCGGGCATCGAGATCCACGAGTCGAGGCTGGTCATCCTCCAGGGCATCCGCGTCACCAAGGCGGAGACGGCGACCCTTCGGCAGGGTTGGGGGGACTCGGTCCTGTCGAGGCTGATGCCCGTGCTGCGCGACTTCGACTCGGTCTTCCACGGGGCGGGCGTGCTGGTGCAGGACTTCGCCCAGGCGGTGTACCGGCTGCAGGGGCTCGCCCAGCTCATGGCGGCGGGCAACGAGAAGGCGGTCGTCGACCGAATGCGGCTGATGGACGTCTCGCGGTCGGTGCTGCGCGCGATCGTGATGGACAAGGAGGACGAGTTCCACCGCGAGCCTACGCCGCTGGGCGGGCTGCCCGAGCTCATGGACAGGATGATGCAGCGGCTTTCGGCGGCGGCCGACATGCCGGCGACGAAGCTGATGGGCATGTCCCCGGCGGGGATGAACGCCACCGGGGAGAGCGACCGGGTCTCCTGGCACAACACCTGCGACGCCGGGCGTGAGCGCACCGCGCGGCCGGCGCTCGAGCGCATCGTGCAGCTGGTGCTCCTCTCGAAGTCGGGCCCCACCAAAGGCAAGGAACCGGAGAACTGGTCGCTCCGCTTCCTGCCGCTCTGGCAGCCGTCGGAGAAGGAGATCGTGGAGACGCGCAAGATCCAGGCGGACACCGACGCGATCTACCTGAGCCAGGGCGTGCTGTTCGCGGAGGAGGTCGCGCAGTCGAGGTTCGGCGGGCCGGAGTACTCCGTCGAGACGTCGGTGGACTTCGCCGCGAGGAAGAAGCTCGAGGAGCAGGCGGAGCGCGAGGAGACGGAGGCCGCCGCGGCGGCGCGCGAGCAAGAAGAAGGGGAACCCGCGCCCGACAAGGGCGAGGACATCGAAGAGGAAGAGGAGGCAGCCTGATGGCACGCAAGAAGACGGACGGACCGTTCGAGGTGAAGGTAAGCAACCCGGCGCTGGTCGAGGTGATCCGCGAGGTGGCGGCCGAGGATCCCGAGGTCGAGGAGCTCGACCGCGAGCCCGATCGGGTGATGCGGCACGGACCGCCCGAGTACTTCAGCGAGGACTTCGCGCTCCGGGCCTGCACCGCGTGCGGGACCCTCACCACCGGGCGCGTGCGCCGTGACGACGGCGACGACGCCGTGTGTCCGGGGCACTGGGGTGATGTCGGATGACCGAGCCCATTCTCCAGTTCTTCCAGTACGACCACCTCCCGGCGAACCTCGCCGCGGTATCGCAACCCTTCGCCAAGCTCGCGCAGGAGATCGTCGACACTCTGCCGAGGAACCCCGAGCGGACGGTGGCCCTGCGGAAGCTCCTCGAGGCCAAGGACGCAGCGGTGCGCGCGAGTATAATGGTGGGCCCGTGAAGCCGCTCGAGTCGGTCGCGGTGTCGATCATCCAGCAGGTGCAGCTCTCCGGCGAGGAGGCCAAGTGCCTCATCGTCGCCTGCCTGGAGTCGGCAATCGCAGGGGCCAAGGCGTCCAGGGCGAGCGCGGGTGAACAGTACAAGGACCCGGAGACCGATGCTGACTTGCGAGTCCGGGTGCTGGAGGCCGTCACACTCGCTGCCGGAAGTGACCTCGACGCCGCGGCCGCTGCGGTAGGACTCAGGCGGAAGAGCCTCCGGGGGTAGATGCCCCACCGCCTCGCCCACGTCGTCAACCAGGTCCAGCTCCTCCGCGGCCTGGTCGGCAAGCGGCGCCGGCCCCGTCGGCTGCCGCGCCAGGCGTCCCCACGCGCCATCGCTGTCGAGTACTTCAAGACGATCCGCTCGTTCCTCGAGCGCGCCCGCGACATGGTCGAGCAGCGCATCGTGGCGCGGCTGGCGTCGATGCTGCCCCCGGCGCGCCGCATGGACGACGAGCGCGACTTCAACGACGAGTCGGACCGCATCGCCGAGGAGTTCTTCAAGGCGCTGAGCCCGCGCGCGCTCGAGGAGGCCGTGCAGCGCTACGCCATGCGCACGAGCAACTTCCAGCGCGAGCAGCTCATCCGCCAGGTGCGTGCCGCCGCGGGTGTGGACGTCTTCGCCGCCGAGCCGAACATCAACGCGCTGGTGCCGGCGTTCGTCGCCGAGAACGTGGCGCTCATCAAGAGCATCCCGAACGCCTACCTCGACGACGTCGAGAAGACGGTCACGCGGGGCGTGCGCTTGGGCATGCGCCACGAGGAGCTGGCGCAGGCGATCCGAGCGCGCTTCGAGGTGGCGGAGAACCGCGCGGCGCTCATCGCCCGCGACCAGGTGGGGAAGTTCTACGGCCAGGTCAACGAGGCCCGACAGCGGACGCTCGGGGTCACGGCGTACATCTGGCGGACGGTGAACGACAACCGCGTGCGCGCCGAGCACGCGGAGCGGGACGGCAAGCGCTACTCCTGGGACGACCCGCCCGAGGACGGGATCCCGGGCGAGGCCGTCAACTGCCGGTGCTACGCGGAGCCGGTGCTCGACGAGCTGCTCGCCGGCGTGGGCGACCGACCGCTCCAGGAGCCTGAGCCGGCGGCGAAGGTCGAGCCCCGGAGCTTCGACGACCCGGCGGAGATGCAGAGGTGGACCGAGAAGAACTTCCGCCCCTGGATCAAGTCGTGGAGCTCGAAGGAGCGAGGGGCCTTCGCCGCCTACCAGGGGCACTTCTACGAGCAGATCAACGGTCTGCTGCGCTTCGGCGCCGACGAGATCGACGAGGACCCCGAGAAGATGCGGGCCCAGATCAAGCTCCTCGACTCCGCGCTCGGGCGGGCGAGCGTGCCCGAGACCGTGCTCGCCTACCGCGGCCTCGACATGGACATCGACGGCGTGGTGCCCGGCAACATCATCATCGACGGGGGCTACGTCTCGACGACGCTCGACCAGGGCATCGCCGCACGGTTTGCCTTTGCCAGCGGCGGGCGGCTTCCTGTGTGGATGGAGGTCGAGGTGCCGGAGGGAACGAGAGCGGCTATGATCGGTAATCAGCAGGAGCGCGAGCTGCTGATCGCGCGGGGCTCGGAGTACGAGGTGTTGTCGGTGAAAGAGGGTAGGGTCCCTGGAGTCGGGCCGGCCAAGATCATGAGGGTGCGGGTGCGTCAGTGACCGACGAGAAGCCTCCAGCGCAGCCAGAGCCGTCGAGGGACCCTGCGCCGCGCGAGGACGCGAAGAAGCCGGACCCGAAGAACCGCTTCGTCTGGAAGGGCGCCGACATCGTCGTGCTCCCCGGCAAGTTGGGGAAGTCGCCCAAGAAGCGATAGGGCGGGGTCGCCAACGCCCAACTGACGATCGTGTGTAGTGGTGCGCATCAGGCATGCGCGCCGTACGCATCGACCGCGGCACCCTCCGCTCCCCTCGCCGAACCTCGGCGGGGGCGCTTCGCGTCGATGGCGTGTTCACTCGCGCGGGCGTGTTCGTCTACCTCAACAAGGACGGCACCCAGCGGCGTGAGCTGCGCCCGCCCGACGAGGTCTTCCGCAAGGATGCGCTCGAGTCGTTTCAGCTCGTCCCGATCACCGATGACCACCCGCCCGAGCTCGTCCGCGCTGACAACCGCGACCGCTACCAGCGCGGGATGACCGGCGAGGACGTCCGGCGTGAGGACGAGCAGGTCGTCGGGAGCCTCGTGGTGACGGACGTCGCGACCATCAACAAGATGGAGGCGGGCAAGGTCGGCCTGTCGTGCGGGTACGAGGTCGAGCTCGACGAGACGCCGGGCGAGGACCCGCGGTACGGCCGGTATGACGCCATCCAGCGGAACATCCGCGGGAACCACCTGGCGCTCGTCTACGAGCCGCGCGCGGGGAAAGAGGCCTGCGTGCGCATGGACGCGGCGGTGATGCGCCGCGACCTCTACGAAGGAGAGGACCCCATGAAGTGCAAGGACTGCGGCAAGGCCATCGGGGATGACGCGAAGTGCCCGCACTGCGGCTCGTCCGCGCGCAAGGACGACCTCGACGCGGCCAAGCAGCTGGTCGGCGAATGGCGCGCCCGCGCCGAGAAGGCGGAGGCTACGCTGGCCGAGCTCCGCGCCCGCGCCGACAAGGCGGAGGGGACGGCGGCCGACATCCCCGTGCTGCGCCAGCAGCTCGAGCAGGCACGCAAGGACGCCGCCGAGATCCCGCGCCTGCAGAACGAGAGCAAGGCGCTCACCGCCCAGATCGCCGATCTGCAGAGGCGGCTCGACGCCGCCGAGGATCCGAAGCGGCTGCAGGCCGCGGTGCGGAAGCGCGTCATGATCGAGGCGTCGGCGGCGCTGATCCTCGACAAGAAGACGCGCATCGACGGGCTCGACAACCGCACGGTGATGCTCGCGGTCCTCGAACGGACCGGGCGCGACGCGAACTCCGCAAAGGAGCGCTCCGACGAGTACGTCGAGGCCCTCTTCGAAGAAGCCGTCCGCGGCCACCACCTCGGCGAGCGGGGGCTCGACCAGATCCGCGAGCGCGCCGATCGCGAGGCCGCGCGCGAGGACCGCGTCGACCCCGAGTCGGCGCGCAAGAAGATGATCGCCCGCAACCGCGGGCAGGAGAAGGAGTAGGCCATGCCCGCCCCCCAGACCACCGTGTCCATCAAGCCGGCGGCGTACTTCGCCGGCATGCTCGTGGACCTCAACGACTACTCCTCGGAGTCCTACGTCAACGAGGAGGCCTCCATCGAACTCGCCTTCGGCCGCATGGTGAAGCAGGGCACGGCGGTCGAGCAGGCGAAGGAGCTCGCCGCCCAGGCCGACGTCCCCATCGGCATCGTGATGCACTCGCATCGCTACGCCAAGGACGACGAGCTGGGGACGACCGGGCTGAAGCCTGGCGTCAGCCTCGCGGTGATCACGCGAGGCAAGATCGTCGTCGAGGTGGGCGAGGCGGTCGGGCCGAACGACGCGGTCCGGTACAACGCGACCGGCACGGGTGGCACCAAGGGCGTCTTCTACAAGACCGCCTCGGCGAACAACACCAAGCTGGTCACGTCGGCGCGGTGGCTCAGCTCGACGTCGGGCGCCGGCCTCGCCGAGCTCGAGATCGACATGTCGAGCCGTTCGACCTGGACGAACGACACCTAAGGAGCGGTCATGCCGGCGAAGCCGAAGAACCCGTATCAGCAGGAGATCGTCCTCGGTCCCTTCCTGCACGCGCAGGTCACCGGCGACGCGACCACGCGCATCATGCAGGTGCCCGCCGGCAAGCGGTTCCGCGTCGACGGGGTGAAGTACTTCAACGCGACCGGGCTCGCGGCGAACGCCTCCAACTTCGCCAACATCAAGCTGCTCAAGGGCGCGACGGTCGCCTTCAACTGGTCGACGCAGACGGGGCAGCAGGGAACCATCGCCGCCGACACGCACGTGGACATGGTCGGCAGCGCGACTGACGCCGACAAGGTCTTCGCCGCCGGCGATGTGATGTCGCTGTTTCTCGACCTGAGCGGAACCACCACGCTCCCCGCGGGGCAGATCGTGGTCTACGGACGCTACGTGTAAGGAGCGAAAGGACAGAACCATGGACCCCACCAGGCTCGACGCGACGGAGTCGTACTTCTTCCAGAATCAGCTGAAGTCCGTCGATCAGAAGATGTACGAGAAGAAGTACGCCGAGCTGGCGGCGCGGCGTCACTTCCCGACGCAGGACGGCGTCGACGAGGGGATGAAGGTCTACGAGTACCGGACGCTGGACCGCGTCGGCCGTGCTCAGTGGATCGCAGACCCTTCGCAGGACCTGCCCCGCGTCGGAGCTCTCGGGGAAACGGCGCTGGTCAAGATCAAGGACTGCGGCGCCAGCTACGGGTACACGATCAAGGAGATCAAGACCGCCGCGAAGCTCGGGGTCCCCCTCGACGCCACGCTGGCGTTCGGCGCGCGCAAGGCGATCGAGCAGGAGATCGACGAGGCCCTGTCGATCGGCAACACCGCGCAGGGGCTGGTCGGCGCGCTGAAGATCGCCTCGGGCACCACCTCCTTCACGCCGGGGACGAAGGCGGCGGGTGGAACGTCCTGGGGCACCATCACGGCGCCGAACGCGACGGGGGACGAGGTCTACGCGGACATCGTCGGCATCTGCGCGGCGATCGTGAAGGCCCTCAAGGGGAACGGCGCGTGGCAGAAGTTCCGCGTCCTCCTGCCGGTCGACGCGTACAACTACGCCGGCTGGATCCGCATGGGCCCGGACACCCCGACGACCGCCCTGCAGGCGGCCCTCGCGCACCCGAACGTCGAGTCGGTCCAGGGATGGCACCGCTGCGATACGGCTGGCTCGGGCAGCGTGACGCGCATGATGGCGTACCCGTACGACGCCGACGTGCTCGCCTGCCTGGTGCCGCAGGAGATCCGCTCCGAGGCGGCCCAGCTCAGGAACCTGAGCTACGTCGTCCCGGTCACCGCGAGCTGCGGCGGCGTCGTGTGCCGCTACCCGGTGGCGGTCTCCTACGGCGACAGCATCTAGGGGAGCGGATGCTCTACCTGGGCACACTCGAGCACGCCGGCTCGGACCTCAAGCTCAACAGCAACACGGCCGCGCCGTTCGTCATCCCGAAGGGCACCTACCGCCTGTGGGTCCAGCCCTCGACAACAACCTTCATGGTCTCGTGCACCGGGAAGAACGACTCGTTCAGCCCCACGACCGCACAGATGGCGAAGCTCGGCGCCGCCGACTCGCTGCAGGAGGTCTCCTGCATCCCCGGCGGGACCATCGCGTCGCGCAAGACCGACGCGGGCGCGGGGACGCTGAAGGTCTTCGCCGCGGTTGGAGGGGGGTAGTGGGTGACGCTTCCCCTCCAGATCGCGAACCCCTACGCGCTTGACCTGAGCGCGTACTTCCTCGTCAAGCAGGGCCTCGCTCCCCTCGTCGCCGGTGACGACTGGACGCTCCGGCTGCAGGTCCGCGACGCGGCGGGCGCCGCCGTGTCGCTCACGGGCGCGCTCATCCTGATGCACGTCCGGGAGACTCTTGAGGCGGCGGGCACCCTCTTTACCCGCCGGTCGGACACGAACATCCCCTCGACGAGCATCAAGCAGATCGAGGCGGACGCCAACCAGGTGACGGAGGACCCGATCGCCCACACCGGCAAGGGGTGGTTCACCATCCGCTGCTCCGACGAGGACGAGACCGCGCTCCGAGCGGCGAAGGGGAACCGCTTCTACGACGTCCGCGTGAAGCTCGGTGACGGGACGGTGCGCACCATCGTGAAGGGGATGATCGAGATCCTCGACCCCTCGACGAGGCCCACGACGTGAGCTTCCAGATCAACCTGGGCAGCCTGCCGCCGGTCACCACATCGAGCCGGGTCAAACACGTGCTGCCGAGCAAGACCAGCGCGGAGGAGAAGACCGCCGAGCTGCAGGCCGCGATCGACACGCTCTTCGCGCTGGGTGGGGGTCTCGTCGAGCTCGACGAGGGCGACTACTACACTGGCACGTTGATCCGCAAGGACAACGTCTCGATCGCTGGGTACCACGGGCGACAGGCTCGGCTGAAGCCGAGGGTCGGGTGGACCGGGGCCGCCGACGACCGAACCAACGCGCTGATCAAGGCCGATGGCGCGATCAACACCGGCAAGCTGAACACGACCCTGTCCGCCGTCGCGTACAAGGACGCGACGTCTATCGTGCTCACGGCCGTCAACCCAGGACCGATCGCTGGCGGCGACTATCTGGTCATCGAGGGGGCCTCTGACCCCTACCTGGAGTCCGACGGCGCCGCTGTCGTCCACCGCGCGGTGGTGAAGATCGACACCAGCTACGTGAGCGGCACGACGATCCCGCTCGCTTGGGACCTCGCCAAGCAGTTCGAGGCCGGTGCGACAGTCAAGGCTGTCACGCCAGTCCTCGACGGTGGGCTGGAGGACTTGATCATCGATGGCTCAGGCGCGGCCCAACCGCTTGCGGTCGGCGTCCTCGAGCGGTTCACGTTCGGTCTGCGGGCGCGCGGCCTCTCGTTCCAGGGCATCTCCCGCGCGGGCCTCGAGCTCGTGGCCGCGGAGGTGTTCGGCGTCCCCAGCCTCCACTCGCTGGGCGAGGTCAACTGCATCCTCTACCTCGACTCGGCGTTCAACGGGTCGTGGGGCCTGCTCACCTCGGACCCGCGCGGCGTGCGTCACCACGCCTCAGGGGTACCGCGCGGCGGCTTCTTTTACGATTCGCGGTGCACGAACATCAAGGGCGGGGACGCGAACCTCGCGCGCATGTGCATCGGCGGCCACGTCCGCGGCGGCAAGCACCTCACGTTCGGGGACCTGATCTTCCGGGACATGATCTCCGACCAGGCGGTCACGCAGATGGTGGCCGCCGGGATGCTCCTCAGCTCTGCGCAGCACATCGGCGCAGGTCTGACCCTTGGGTCGGCGCCGATCGGACAGGAGCAGTTCGGCTACGGGCTTCGGATCTCATCGGTGATCGCCGACGACTGCCGGCATCCAGGCCAGGGTGCCGCCGGCTGCGGTGTCCTGCTGCACGACTGGTTCGGGATCTCGATCGACGAGATCTTCGTCCGCAACAGCGGGTTCCGCCCGGACCTCGTGCGGATGGATGGCGTCCTCATCTCCGACTGTAACGGCAAGCTCGAGCGCATCGTCTGCCAGGGCGTGCTCAACGGTCTTCGGACCGAGAACAACGTCAGCTCGACGGACATCGATCTCTACGAGTTCGACGGCAACTCCGGGGACGGTGTGAACGTCGGTGGGCCCGCGGCGCTCTTCGACGGTGGCCAGTTCGGCACCCCACGCATCAGGCGATTCATCTGGGCCAACACGTTCGGCACGCCCATCCAGTTCGACGCCGACTCGTTCCAGGGGACTGCCCTGACGTTCGACCGCTTCACCGCCGACGGCTGGGAGAATGGCCGCACGATCGTGTGCCACGCCAATGGTGTAACGATGGCGGTGGGCGACCTCGTCGAGTTCAACGGGACGGTCACGGCCAACTCGTACGTCTGGCCGAAGGTGATCACACCTCAAGGCGCGAACCTGAAGTGCGGCGTGGTGGTCTCCGGCGGCTCGACCTTCGTGCTCGTGTGCCCCCTGTCTTCCACGATCGCGCGCGTGACGATGGCTACGGCCGGAGCGGTAGCCGTCGGTGACCTGATCGAGTCGCAGAACGGCGTCCGCACGGGCTTGGTGAACAACGGGACGGCGGTACCCCTCGGCAAGGCGATCACGACCAAGGCCGCGGCGACCGCCGGCTCCGTCGTGATCGTGCCGCCCTAAGGGCGACGCACCCAACGTCGAGTCTGCGGCCGTGTGTAGTGGTGGCCGGGCATGGCCATCACCTGGACCGACGTGGTGAACATCGAGGCGTCGCTCTCGACGACCCCGGTGGCATCGCAGATCGCGATCCTCGCGGACGTCGAGCTGCGCGTCGGGACCGAATGGGGGGCCCGGCGGGACCTCGCGCTCAAGTACCTGGCGGCGCACCTCGGCCTCGTGTCGAAGACGAGCGGCGCCGGTGGCGGGCCGGTGTCCAGCGAGTCCGTCGGAGCCGTCTCGCGCAGCTACGCGGTCGCGTCCGAGCAGGCGATGGCGGACCTGGGTGGCACGGCCTGGGGACGCGAGTACCTGGCCATGGCGAGGGCGCATCTGCCCCGGGTGCTCGTCACGTGAGGGGCCTCCGGTTCGCCATCAAGGAGGTCGACCGCGGCTGGGACGCCCTGAAGAAGATGGCCAAGACCCTCCAGCAGGGCGACAGCTTCGCCAAGGTGGGCTTTCTCGAGGAGGGTCCCGGCGGGCAGGGACACTCGGACGGCCTCACCAACGGCGCGCTGGGGGCCATCCACGAGTTCGGCGCACCCTCGGTGGGCATCCCGGAGCGGTCGTTCATCCGCTCGACGTTCGAGGAGAGGAAGCCCGAGTACCTCGAGATCCTGAGGAAGCGCCTGCCCGACGTGTACGCGCAGAGGCTCAACATCGAGCGGCTGCTGAACCTGCTTGGTGCGAAGGCCGCGGCCGACATCAAGAAGCGCGTCACGGCGGGCGACAGCATCCCGCCGCCCAACGCCCCGGCTACCGTCGCCCAGAAGGGCAGCGACCGCACGCTGGTCGACACCGGACGGATGGTGGGTGCGATCAGCTACGCCGTCGTGATCTCCGGGAAGAAGGCGAGCTGATGCCGGTGATGGACCTCAGCTCGACGGTCAGCCGGTTCGCGACGGGCACGTACGTTGTCACGCGGGACGCTCGGACCTACGGCGCCGACGGGCGGCTGGACACTACGCCGTCCTCGACGTTCCAGGTGACCGCCTGTGTCCAGCCGGTCGCCGGGAAGGACCTCGAGCGGCTGCCCGACGGCATGCGCACGAGGGACGTGCTGACCATCTTCACGGCGACGGAGCTCAAGGAGAAGGACGTCGTCGCCTGGTCCGGGCGGCAGTACGAGGTGGACCAGGTCGAGCCCTGGTCCGAACTCGGCGGCTACTACCGCGCGCTGGCGACGCGGGTGGGCGACTGATGCCGACGCCCCGCGACATCGAGGATGCGCTCCGCGCCTGGGTCAAGACGGCGTCCGGGCTCGACGACGCCCACGTCATCTGGGGCTGGCAGGGCGGGCCACGGCCGAGCGGGACGCACATCGACCTGCGCATCGGGCCCCGCGTCCCCGTGGGTCTCGACTCGCACGACTGGAACTACGACGCCGCGCGGCCCCCGGGTCAGGAGATCGAGCACCGCGTGACCGGTCTGCGCGAGCTCACCCTGAGCGTCCAGTGCTACTCGTCGGAGGTGAGCGGCAACGCGAGCGCCCCCGCGATCCTGGCGGCGGTGCAGACGCGGATGCGCCTGCCGTCCATCCACGACGCGCTGTCCTCGGCGGGGCTGTCTTGCTTCGACAACGGGCAGGTGATGCACGTGCCGCAGCTCGTTGACGCCGACTGGGAGAGCCGCGCCGTGCTGGAGACGCGCTGGTACTACCGCGAGCTCGAGACCGAGATGGGGGGCTACATCGCCTCGGTCGAGATCACTAACCAGATGACGGGCGAGACCTTCGAGGTCGAGGCGCCGTGAGAGGAGCTGAGGAATGCCTTCGCTGAACGAGTTCGTCACCGTCAGCATCACCACGGCGACAGCTGGCATCTCACAGGAGGGCTTTGGCAAGGGGATGATCCTCTCGGCCAACGCAGCATGGACGGAGCGCACGCGCTCTTACTCCAACCTCGCCGCGGTCGCCCTCGACTTCGCGTCAACGACGCCGGAGTACAAGCAGGCGGCGGCGTATTTCGGCCAGACCCCGTGTCCGCCCTCGGTCATGATCGGCCGGCTGGCGAACAAGCCCACGCAGCGGTGGGCCGTCCGCGTCTCGAGCGTCCAGAACAGCACGGCCTACAAGGTCAAGGTCGGCGCCAACGAGGCCACCTTCACCTCAGACGCCAACGCGACGAACGACGAGATCGTGGCGGGGCTCGTCACTGCCATCAACGCGCTCTCGGGTGACACGCTGACCGCCAGCGCTGATACCTCGGGGGGCGCCGGGAGCCACTTCGTGCGCCTGCTCGCCGACGCGCCGGCGAACTGGAACGCGGTGAAGATCATCGACACCGGTCTCCTGAAGATCGTCCAGGATCACGCCGACCCAGGCGTGGCTGCCGACCTCGACGCTATCAAGCTCGAGGACAACACGTGGTACGCGGTGGTCAACAGCTACAACAGCACGGCCATGGGGCTCGCGATCGCGGCCTGGTGCGAGGCCAACAAGAAGCTGTTCCTCGCCGACACCCAGGAGACGGAGGCGGCCACCGTTGTCACGGGTTCTGACTCGACGACGCTCATGAAGCAGGTGAAGAACGCGGCGTACGAGTACACCCCGGTGGTCTACCACCGAGACAACGGCTCGATGATCGCCGCGGCGTGGGACGGCAAGTGTCTGCCGTTCCAGCCAGGCTCCGAGACGTGGGCCTTCAAGACGCTCGCTGGCGTCGAGAAGGACGTTCTCACCGACACCCAGATCGCGAACCTCAAGGCGAAGAGCGGCAACTTCTACGTCGAGGTCGGAGGGCAGAACTTCACCCTCTACGGGACGACCGCCGGGACGCGCAAGTACATCGACGTCCTGCGCGGGATCGACTGGCTGCAGGCGGACATGCAGGCGCGCGTGGTCGCGGTGCTGGTCACCGTCGCCAAGATCCCGTTCACCGACCCAGGGATCGCCCTGGTCGAGGCCGCGATGCGCGCCAGCCTGACGGCCGGTGTGCGTGTCGGGCTCCTCGCCGCGACCCCGGCCCCCACGGTCATCGTTCCGAAGGCGGCCAGCGTGTCGCCGGTCAACAAGGCCGACCGACTGCTACCGGACATGTTCTTCAACGCGACGGGGGCGGGAGCCATCCACCACGTCAACATCGCCGGACAGGTGTCCTTCTAGGAGCTGGCCATGGCCACCTACGACCCGAACAAGATCGTCGTCACCTTCCTCGGCAACATCATCACCGGGTTTGCCGCGGACACGCACGTCAACGTCGCGCGCGACGAAGAGGGGTGGTTCAAGACCGTCGGCTCGAACGGCAACGTGTGCCGCGCGCGGAACAACAACAAGGGCGGGAAAATCACGCTCACGCTTCAGCAAGACTCGCTGTCGAACGACATCCTCTCGGCGGCCGCCCTCCTGGACGAACAGAACGGGACGGGGAGCGGCGAGGTCATGGTCAAGGACCTCAACGGGACGACGCTCGCCCACTCCGAGAGCGCGTGGGTCCAGAAGTTCGCGGATGCTCCATTCGCCAAGGAGGTCGGGACCCGCGAGTGGGTCATCGACTGTGGCGAGCTCAACGAGCACGTCGGCGGCATCACCGTCCCGTAGCCCGGTAGGTGACCTATGCAGAAGACCCAGGAACGAGTAATCGACGGAACCAGGTTCGCGGTGACCCAGCTCCCCGCCATGCGCGGGTTCAAGATGTTCCACCGCCTGGGGAGAGCCCTTGGGCCGGCGATCGCCCAGGTCGCCGGTGGGCTCAAGGGGAAGCTGGCGGAGATGAACGTCGCCGAGCTCGGCGCTGGCGTCGGGGCGCTCCTCGAGCGGTTGGACGAGAACGACTTGGAGGCCATCACCGGCGAGCTGCTCAAGACCGCCCACATCGATGGGAAGCCGCTGATGCCGGCGTTCGACATTCTCATGCAGGGCCGCATCCCGACGCTGCTCAAGCTACTGGCGTTCGCCATCGAGGTGAACTACGGAAATTTTCGCGACTGGCTGCCCGCCCTCGCCGACCAGGCCAGCAAGCAGCCCGAATTGCCGTCCCAGAGCGGCTAGAGGACGCCTGGCCCTGCTGGCGCCTCGTGTACGAGGGCACAGCGACGCTCGAGGAGCTGGAGACCTGGTGGTCGATCGATGACGTGATGGACGCCCACGACGTCATAGAGGCGATGGAGGAAGCGCAGGCCAGGCTCGCGCCGAAGGTGCCCACGTGACGGTCACGGAGCTCTTCGCCAAGCTCGGCCTGGACATCGACGGGGCGTCCTTCAGCAAGGCCGACACGCTCCTCGGCGGCATCAAGAAGGGACTGCAGGCGGCGGCGGCCGTGGCGGCAGCAGCCGGCGCGGCGATCTCGCGGATGGTGTTCAGCGTCTCCGCTAGCGCAGACCAGATCGATGAGCTGTCGCAGCGGACCGGCGTGGGCACGACCGCGCTCCAGGAGCTAGCCCACGCGGCGAGCTTCTCCGGGCTCGACGTGCAGACGCTGGCACAGTCGATGGGCATCCTGCAGCGCAACATCGCCGCTGCGGCCCGCGGGTCGACGGAGGCCCGCCGGGCCTTCAAGGGAATCCAGCTCAAGGACGCGGCCGGCAACCTCCGCTCTGCCGACGCCGTGATGGGCGACCTGGCCGAGAAGTTCTCGCGCATGCCCGACGGCACCGAGAAGGCGGCCATCGCGATGCAGGCGTTCGGGCGTGGGGGCGGCCAGATGATTCCCTTGCTCAACGCAGGTCGTGAGGGCCTGGCGGGAATGCGCAAGGAGGCGCATGACCTCGGCCTGGTGCTCGACGAGAGCACGATCAAGAAGGGTGCGCAGATGGACGATGAGTGGACGCGCCTCAAGGGCGCCGTCCGCGGCGTACGCAACGCGATCGCGGGCCCGCTGCTCGGCTCGTTCGTCCAGCTGTTCAAGGGGTGGGTCGCCTGGATCAAGGCGAACCGCGAGCTCATCAAGCAGCGGATCGACAAGGTCGTGCGCGTCCTTGGCAAAGCGCTCGAGGCGCTGTGGAAGACCGTCGTGGCGCTCGGTAAGGCGGTCGAGTTCATCGTGGAGCACTGGAAGCTCTTCGCGCTCGCCATCAGCAGCGTCGTGATCGCTGCCATCACGGCGAACATCAGCGCGCTCTATGCGCTCGCCGGCAGCTACTATGCGGCGGGGCTCGCCGCGGTGTCGGCCGGGCTGAAGGCGGCAGCGACCTGGGCGCTCGCCGCCGCGCCGATCGTCGTCATCGCGGCGATCATCGCGGCGATCATCCTCGTCGCGGAGGACCTGTGGGTCGCGTTCAAGGGCGGAGACTCTCTCCTCGAGAAGCTCTACGACCGGTGGAACGCCTTCATCCAGGACTGGCTGAAGCCGAACCCCGACGACCCCTGGTGGATGAAGGTCCTGAAGGCGTTCGTTGACACCTTCTACAACCTCGACGACGCCATCAAGAACTCCGTCGCCTTCTGGAAGAAGGCCTTCGCGGACTTCTTCAACTGGTTCATCGACGGGATCAACGCGCTCATCCGCAAGATCCCCGGCAAGGTGCGCGATGTGCTCGGCATCGAGGAGATCGCGCACGTCGGCAAGGGCGGGGGTGAGTTCTTCCGCAAGGGCCTCACCCAGATGAAGATGCGCGGGGAGGCGAACGCCAGGGGGGAGACCATCCGAGCGGACAACGACTGGGCGTTCCGGTGGCTGAGCACAGGAAGGTTGCCGGGCTTCGGCCCGCCCGTGGCCAAGGCGCCGACGCAGATCAACTCCAAGTTCAACGCGCAGTTCAACATCACCGCGGCGCCAGGACAGACCCCTGAGCAGGTGGCCGGCGCCGCCCGGACCGAGTTCGAGACCTGGTTCCAGTCCATGCTCAACCACACGGGCGCGGCGACGGGGGTTGAGTAGATGGCCGAGATGAAGATCATCGCGAAGGTGACGCCGACGCAGATCGATACGATCACGTGCGACGTGACGACGAGCGAGGTGCACCAGGGCGAGGTGGAGGTGACAGACCATCCCGTCGAGGAGGGCGCCAACGTCACCGACCACGCCCGCACGAAGCCGGCGATGTTCACCGTCGAGGGGATCGTCACGAATACGCCCCTCAACAGCACGCAGTCCAGGCGGATCGTCGAGGCGTTCGGACAGCAGCTCGAGACGACGTCCCCCGAGGACGCGCTGAGGGACAGCCCGGGCTACGCCGAAGAGGCGTACGCGAAGCTCGAGGCGCTGCGGAGGACGCCGAAGCTGATCACGGTCATCACCCAGCTGCGGACGTACACGAACATGCTGATGACCAGCCTCAGCGTGCCGCGCGACCCGCGGACCGGGGACGCCCTGCGGTTCTCCGCCACGTTCCGCGAGCTCGTCATCGTCAAGAACAAGACGACGACCCTGCGCCAGAAGAAGACGAAGAAGGCCAACGGGCGAAGGAAGGTGCGCCTCGGGAAGAAGTCGGGCAAGCGGATCACCGACGCGAAGGTGAAGGCGGTGAACAAGCAGTTCAACAACGTCTTCGAGGACGTGTCGACGTCCCGGAAGGCGTCCACGCTGGAGCAGTACGGTGGCCCGGCGTTCAAGAACTGGGGCCTGCTCTGATGGCGACGCTGCCGCTGCCCACCGACCCAGAGCTGACCCACTTCGACCTCCAGGTGGTGCTCGACGGCGCGACGTACACGCTAGAGTTCTACTGGAACGACCGCGACAGCGGTTGGTTCATGGACGTGCGGACCGAGGACGGGACGCCCATCCGCACGAGCATCCGCGTCACGGTCGGGCTCCCGCTGGCTGCGCGCGCGCGGGGCGTAAAGGGCATGCCACCGGGCGCCCTCTTGGCGGTGGACACGTCGGGCGAGGGGCGTGACCCTGGCCTCGGCGAGCTCGGCAGCCGCGTGCAGCTCGAGTACTTCGAGGTCGGGGGTCCTGGCTAGGTGCCGTTCTTCGGCTCGGCGCTTCTGCCCCTCAAGCCGACGCAGGGCTTCTCTCTCTTCGAGAGGCGGGTGCGCGTCACGGTGGCTCAGCCGATGGCCGAGGACTTCGCCGGCGTGTCGCTCAACGCCATCGAGGTCGAGGAGCTGCGCGTGCAGTTCCGCGTGGTGAAGACCAGGAGCAAGGAACCGAACACCTGCGAGGCGACGATCTTCAACCTCGCGGAGGCGACGCGTGGAGGCATGCAGGCGAAGGGCGCCAAGCTCATCCTGCAGGCCGGCTACGCGGACACGATGGCGCAGGTCTTCGGGGGCGACGTGCGTCTCATCGAGCACACACACCCCGGCGCGGAATGGGCGACGAAGATCCAGGCGGGTGACGGAGAGCGCGCGTTCCGCCATGCCCGCGTGAACATCGCATTCAAGGGTGGTACCCCCGCGACGACGATCGTGCACGAGATCGGGAAGCGCATGGGCCTCGACCTCGGAAACCTGGTCGAGCAGGCCGGCAGCGTGAAGGGGCACTTCAAGCACGGCTACGTCGCCCACGGTCCGGCGAGCCGAGAACTGACCAAGGCGCTCTCTGCGCAGGGCTACGAGTGGTCGATCCAGGACGGACGGTTGCAGATCTTGAAGGTCGACGCGGCCATGTCCGGCGGGGCGGTGCTTCTCACACCGGACTCAGGTCTCATCGGCTCGCCCGAGTTCGGCTCGCCCCTGAAGCAGGGCGGTCCGCCGGTGTTGCGCGTGCGCTCACTCCTGCAGCCGACCATCCGCCCTGGCGGGCAGCTCGAGCTCGACGCCGCGGCGCAGAAGGGCAGGTACGTCGTGCACAAGGTGGAGCATTCGGGGGACACGGCAGGGGGCGAGTGGTACTCGACGGCCGAGGTAGTGCCGCTGTGACGACGCGCAGCCCGACGATGGCCAAGGTGCTGGACGCCGCCGTCCATGCGGCCATGGCCGGCCTGCGGACGATGCTCCCGGGGAAGGTCGTGCGCTACGACGCCGCTCTCCAGCAGGCCGACGTGCAGCCGCTCATCAAGGACTGGTTTCTCGACGAGGGCGAGGAGCGCGTCGTCGAGGACCTGCCGGTCGTCCCCAATGTGCCCGTCGTATTCCCCGGCGCCGGCGGCTTCCGCGTCACCTTCCCGGTGGCGGTGGGGGACACCGTCGCGCTGCTCTTCAGCTGCTCGTCGCTCGACCGCTGGCTCGACCAGGGCGGGGGTCCGGTGGACCCAGGCATCTACCACCGGCACGCGCTCATGGACGCGGTCGCGATCCCCGGGCTGAGGGACTTCGCGCATCCGCTGGGGAGCGCCCCCATCGACCGGATGACGATCGGCAAGGACACCACGCCCCGAATCGACATCACCGGGACGCAGATCCAAGCGGGCGGGACCGCGGCGCTCGCCCTCCTCGCCGAGCTGGCGTCCGCGATCTCGACGTACAACAGCCACACCCACAATGACCCTGTATCAGGCGTGACAGGGGCTCCGAACCAGCCAGCAAGTGCGGCGACCGGCACCACCGTCCTCAAGGGCGGCTGACCCAACACGCTAGCCCTCGACCGCTACCGTCATCTCGACGTGGCGACGGTCCGCGACTTCAAGGTGGACCCAACGACGGGTGACCTTGTGATCGGGGCGGACATCGAGATGGTGTCCGATGGGGAGGCAATCGCCCAAGCCTGCCGCATCCACCTCCAGTGGTTCCTTGGTGAATGGTTCCTCGACGAGGAGGAGGGCTTCCCCTGGTTCGAGCAGGTCCTCGTCAAGAACCCCGACTTCGTGGCGGTGCGCGAGCTCGTCCGGTCCTACCTGCTCGAGGTGACCGGCGTTCGTGACGTGACCTCGCTCGACCTGCGCTTCGATCCTGCGGAGCGCGTCGCGACGATCGGCTTCACCGTCTCGACAGACTTCGGCGAGTTCTCTGGGTCCGTGTCCGCGCCCGGGGTGAGCTGATGGCCGGCCTCACCGTCGAGGGGTTCATCCGCAAGACGCTCGGCGAGATCCAGGCGGACCTCGAGGAGTCGTTCAAGCAGGAGTTCGGCGAGAACATCGACCTGGGACCGAAGTCGGCCTTCGGCGTGCTCATCGGCATCCTGTCCGACGCCCTGGCCTCGTTGTGGGAGGTGGCCGAGGCGGTGGACGCCAGCCAGGACCCCGACGAGGCGACCGGCGACTCGCTTGAGGGGCTGTGTGCGCTGACCGGGACCTTCCGGGAGGCGGCCACGCCCTCGACCGTCACGCTCACCGCCACGGGCACCCCTGGGACCGTCCTCGCGCTCGCGCGCGTCGCGTCCGTGGTGACCCTCGGCACGCGGTTCGAGACCACGGTGCAGGTGACTCTCCTGACGTTGCCGGCCTGGGCCCCGACAACCGGCTATGTCGTCGGGCAGCGGGTCTTCAACGGCTCGCGTGCCTACCAGTGCACCGTCGCCGGCACGTCGGCAGGCTCGGGTGGACCCACCGGAACAGGCTCGGCGATCACCGATGGGACGGTGACCTGGCGGTACCTCGGCGAGGGGACGGGTGCCGTGGATGTGGCAGCGGAAGCCCAGGAGACGGGGCCGCAGAACGCCGTGGCCGGATCCATCTCGGTGATCGAGACCCCGGTGTCCGGTTGGCAGACGGTCGTCAACCTGCTCGACGCCAACCCAGGGACCGATCAGGAGACCGACGAGGAGCTGAGGATCCGCCGAGCGGTCGAGCTCGTCGCCGGCGCGCTGCACTCGCTCGACGCCATTCTCGAGGAGGTCCTCGACGTCGAGGACGTCGAGTCGGCGACGATCTTCGTCAACGACACCGACGTGACGAACGGCGACGGCATGCCGCCGCACTCCGTGGAGGGGGTGGTTCGTGGCGGCGCTGAGGCCGACATCCGCGAGGCGCTCTTCCGCACGGTGTGCCAGGGGATCCAGACGCACGGCGGCGTGTCCGGAACCGTCACCGACTCGCAGGGGATCGTTCGCACGGTGAAGTTCAGCCGTCCGACGGAGAAGCTCATCTACGTCACCGTCGACGTCATCAAGGATCCGGACGTGTTCCCGTCTGATGGCGCCGACCAGATCGAGGCGGCGATCGTCAAGCACGGCAACGCGCAGCCAACCGGCAAGGACGTGGTGTCGTCGCGCATCAAGGCCGAGGTCTTCACCATCGCCGGCGTGCTCGACGTGACCGCAGCGAAGATCGGCCTGTCGGCTTCGCCGACCCTCGAGACGACCATCGCGATCGCGCCGCGTGAACAGCAGGTGCACGACACCAGCCGGATCACCGTGAACCTCTCCAACGGAGTGCCGTGATGGCGCTCAACGAAGTCAGCCACCGCGACATCGCCCTCTCGAGGCTGCCGGAGCAGTTCAAGCGCCGGCCGAACTTCGAGAAGCTGGCGAAGGGCTTTGGCGACATCGCGCAAGGGGTCGAGAACGTCCTGCGCGACATCTACCTCCTGTACCGCCTGGACAGTGCCGCCGGCGCGCAGCTCGACGTGATTGGACGGCTCGTCGGGCAGCCGCGCGATGGCGTGAGCGACACCACCTACCGGAACCGGATCAAGGCGCGCATCCGCGTGAACAAGACGCGTGGCATGAGCGAGGACATCTACGCTGTGTTCCGGACGCTCGGCATCGATGAGATGGAGCTCGAGGACCAGTTCCCCGCCGGCTTCGTGCTGCGCATCTTAGAGCCGATCCTCGCCGGTGATGCCGCCGAGTTCGCGAAGTTCCTCGCCGACGCCAAGGCGGCGGGCGTGCGTGGCCTGCTCGAGTGGCAGGAGGACGTTGCCGGCGAGATGTTCACGATGGCGTGCCAGACCTACCTCACCGTTCTGGCTCCGACGGGCGCGACGGAGATTACGGTCAAGGGCGTTGCCGGCTTCCCCGCGTCCGATCGAGACATCGCGCTACGCGATCCCGCGGGGACGTTCGAGGTCTACCACTACGCACAGGCCGCGACGCTGGGGGGCCCGGTCTACAAGTTCCAGGGCCTCACGCCACCGCTCAGCAACAACTTCACCTGGTCGGTCGACACGCCGGTGACGCTGTACCCCTTTGCCGGGAAGGGCTTGGACGACACCACCAGCCCAGGCGGTGGAGGGAAATTCGCCTCCGTCTCAGAGGGGACGTAGATGCCAAAGCCATCCTCACTGCCTCGCTGGGCAAACGTTGGCGGTGCGATCGTCGAGCCGTCGCCGGGCAAGAAGGACGTCGGCTGGGTGCCGCCCGAGAGGCCAGGCGCGCAGTACTTCAACTGGCTCCTGAACCTCATCTACCAGTGGATCGTTTGGCTGGACGGGTTCCTCGCCGAGGCGCACACGTGGACGGGCGCGGCGACGTTCCAGAACGGCGTGACGCTCAACACGGCCGGCACGCTCTCGACGACGCGCAACATCAACTGCAACTCCGGCGCGGACATCGTCGGCTCGTCGGGGTCCGTCATCAACACGTTTGACTCGGTGACTGCGGGCACGCTCGAGGGCACGACCTCGGTGAAGACGGCCGAGGCGGACATCAAGCATGGCGATCGGATCACGCAGCTACCGGCGTCGTTGGCGCTCGTCTCGAGTTCGTGGGCACACCTCTTCGGCACCTCGACGACGCCCGACCAGATCACGGCCGGAACCACGGCGAACGCCGATGCCAGCTTCGGCCTGGTGCTTCCCGTCGGCGCGCGGCTGAAGGCGTGGAAGGTGCGCGTCCTCGACGTGAACTCGGGTGGTGCGACGCTCTCGGCGACGCTCTGGAAGCGGTCGAACGGCGGCAACCAGACGCAGGTCGGCTCAACGCAGACGTCTGCAGCGAACGGCACCGAGCAGGACATCGGTCAGAGCGGCCTCACGGAAACCGTCGCAACTGGAACGTACTACCGGATCAACGTGCGCAACGACAACACCACCAACGGCAAGGCCGCCTACTACTGCGAGTACACCTATGACCGGACGTAGCGCGCTCTTGGTTCTCGCGGTTGCCAGCTGCGTGGAGGGTGGCGCGCCGCCCGAGGCTTCTTCGCCCGACGGGTCGTGCCGCGTCACCGTGGCCGTGTGGGTGCGCGAGTTCCGCGATGGGCGGCCTGCCGACTGCGACGGGGACCTCGAGGTCCTCCGCGAGGGTGAGGCCGCCGAGCTGCGGGCCTGCTCCTCGTCCGCGCTCGGATCGTCGGTGTTCGTCTACGAGGTCGCCACGGGCGAGATGCACGAGCTCGAGGTGCGGTCGCGCAGCGGACGAGCGGTCGAAGCGTCGCGCCACTGGATCCCGATGACGGTCGGCGAGTGCGACGTCCGTCAGGCCTGGCGCTTCATCTCCGTGAGCTCAGGAGGTTCGCCATGACGATCGACGAGAGCAATGGGCACGACGTCGACGACACCGCGCCAATCGTCGTCGAGGACCGGCGGGCGAAGACCTGGGCCGACCGGATCAACTCCTGGAAGACCATCCTCGGCGTCGCGCTTGCGCTGCTCGTCGCCGGCGGCACCGCCGCCGCGTTCGTCGGAACGTTCGCCCGCGCGCAGGTGGTCCAGAAGAACGACGAGCACGACCAGGCGCAGGACCTCGAGCTGCGCGAGCTCAAGGTCCGCGTCGCCTGGATGAGCGACCAGATCAAGGAGATCGCCGCCGCCGTCGGGGCGCGGCCGGTCAAGGAACCAGACCCAAGGAGCACCCCATGAAGACCCTGCTGTTCTCGATCATCCTGCTCGCGACCTGCCAGTCGGCGGACGCGCAGTCCACGCCCGAGGCGCTGCACGAGCAGCTCCACGCCGCCGCCGCGCCCGACGCGGGCCCGGTGACGGCGACGCCG